ATTATAAGGTGGGAATGAATTAGATTGTCCGCCTTCAATAGCGTTTAGTCTTGTAACAGCGTCAAAGACTCTGTCAAATCCTATTAATCTACTTTCTATTTGTGGGAATGCTGAAACAAAATCGTTCCAGTTCTGTGTGTTTAATCTTACCATTTTAGTTTCCTCCTATTAGTTAGCAAGGTTAATATAACCAGATCCTTTCGGCATCTAGTGGTCCAGAAGGACGCCCAAGTTAATAAAATCCTATGCACGAATGCGACGGCATTTAAAAACGAGGTATTCCTTCCTTTCCAATAACTATTTATAAGAGTTTGCACTTTCTTCTTCCATTTTTTGGTAAAGTTCTTCGTGATATACATGTGTTCTAAACCATAAATTTACTGCTGTTTTTTCGCCTCTAATAACCATTTCAGCACCATGATTAGCTAATTCAAGAGGTTTTTCTGTTCCTGTATGTGTTGTAGTAAAGAATATAGCTCTGCCTTTTCTAGGTTCTATAGATATATTCATATTAGGGAATGATGTATAACCTCCCTCTACAACATCATTTAAATATAATAATGCTGTTGCTATTCTTTGTCCTGCTTCTGGTCTATTTGTTGCTAATGTTTCTTCTGTAAAGCAATCACTATGTGGTTCATACTGTTCTCCTAAATTATATTTAACAACCTGCAAAGGTTCTGCTTGTGCAGGATGTAAACGAATAAGTGAACTTGCCATATGTAAAAATTTTGCTGCTGCTGGTGATTTGTTGTAATCAAGAGAATTCTTAGCTACTTTATTTGTTCTTCTATAATCTTCTTTAGACCCACCATCTTCTGACACTACCATTGCTCTTTCAAAATCACAATATTGATCTATATCTTTTGCCAAATCATCTATTACATCATCAGGCAATAAATTATCTACAACAGCTATAAAAGGATTATTAGCGCTATATATTGAGTACTTGCCTTGAAAGTTTATCATTATTAAATCCTAAATCGGGAAAAGCGTCTTTAATATCTGTGCCTCTCCTTCTATCATGTTCATATACAAAATGCCAAAAATCTCTTCTGTGTTTCAGTAGTTCTAAATCTTGAAATCTATTTGCCTTTATCCAACCTACAGTCTTTTTAAATTTTTCTATTTCGCCTGTAGTGAAAGGATAAAGTTGCATTTCTTTTAATCCTTCTTCCATTATACTTATATGAGAATCGTCTGCCATTTGTGCTGAAAGGTGTGCTGGAGAAACCATATAAGGCATATCTATTGTAATTAGATTACCAAATTGTGTTTTAAGTTCTGCCATCTTAAATATAAATTCACTAATATTATGAATAGATAAAAAGTTGAAGGTACACATGATGCCTACATGTATTCCTTGTGCCAACAATCTAATTAAATTTTGTTCAAAATGTTCTACATCTAATCCATGCCTAATATACTCTGCTTGCTTTCCCCAAGAATCAATACTGGCATAAAGTTTTGTATTAGGTATATCTTTTACTAGATTAATGTATTTTTGTACTCTTGTTTCTGTAACCATAAGATTAGAATTACAATGAAAGGTCAATCCTTTTCTAGGATTTGCTTTTACATATTCTAAAAGTTTATATGTATTCTTATCTAATAAAGGCTCTCCTCCTGTTACTCTAAGAACAAATAAATGTTCATATGCCTGAGGAAACCATTTCCAAAACTTAGATACATAGGGTGAATCTTCTAGTTGAGGTGTTTGAGGTAAATTATAAGGTTTAGATAAATTGTAAGGACCTTGTTCATCTATTTCTTTTCCCCATGTTGTGCTAAATGTAGGTCCACAGTAACTGCATGCCATTTGACATTTATTAGTGAAAGATAATTCTAGATATTTAGGATAAACATATTCTAAACCAGCGTCAGTTGCCTCTTTTACTATGTTCCTGTTGTGCTTAAAAAATTGTACTGCAAGAGTCTGTCTATCTGATATAAGTCCTAGATCCTCTACCTCCCAACAATAAGAGCACTCTGTAGGTTTGTTGCCTTGCAACATCTCAGCTCTTTTTTCTATTTTCTGAGGTGTGTTGTGTAAATCAGATCCTAGTGGAATTTTTTGTGTAGGGCAATGATAACAAGAATGACTTTCGCCTGTTCCTAAGTGCATTTCTAAATGATACCATTTTAGCACGCAGAAACCAGGCCCTACATTGTCCTGTTCGTCCTTTATGATTTGGAGGGCTTGTATCTGGTTGTTATTTAACTTTCTTTCCAATGTTGTATTTGGGGATTAATTCCCACTCACCCTTCTCTTTAAACGATATAATTTTTATCTGACTTAGAGGTGCGTAATCTTCTACCTCTGTCATAATATTGACTAAACCCCAATCTTGTAAAAGTTTAGCAATAGTATTTCGTCTTTGTAAATCGTTATCTTGAAAGTCTGCTTCTTTGCCATCAAGAGCAAATAGTTCTTTAAAGTGTGTTATAAAGTACCTACCCTTCTTGTGTAGAATATGGCATGATTGATAAAGGACCTTATCCTTTTTAGAAGCTACTCCAATCCGAGATAAAGTTTCCCTGACTTTCAAAAAATCCTCTGAGTCATTTAAGGAAACTTCAAGGGGTGAATACCCTGGATAGTCTATGTTAAAGTAATTCTCTTGATCACTCATTTCAATAAATTGCCTGTATGTGTTTAAATAATTAAGTTATACAGGTATTTATGCCTTTCCGCCTTTTGAGTTCTCCAAATATACTTTTATAAGATCAATCTGTGTATCATTTAACAGATTTAGTGTTTCCTTTGCCTTAATAAATGAATAACCAAAGAATTTTTGTATTGCTTCTATATTTTCTTCTTCACTTTTTAACCACTTATTATAGCGTTTGCCTTTTCTTACGACATCCATAAGAAAGTCATATTGTAGTTTGTTGTCTAAATGTGGCCTGGCATTCATTTCATTAGCAGCAATACATGTATCTTTACCAAAGCCCATTGCACGATTTACGATAAAAGGATTGTATTCTTTTTCTGTCCTTTCATCTATAATTAAATTATCTTTATTGTAGATACTGTTAGCAAAATCAAAAGGAGATATCTTCTTGAGCTTGTGTTCAAACTCACTTTCATCTATTTCTTTAATAGGGTCGCCAAATCCTTCTAATATTGCATCTGTCATTACCAATGCCTCAATACACCTGCTACAATAAAAAAGCAAGTTCCAAAATTTACTAAAACTACTATTGTCCTCATAATGGCTACCATGTCTGCCTCATTGGAGTCATCACTTGCTTTCTCTCCTAACGATAAACACCATAGTCTCCATAATCTACTTAAAGTCAATATATTTGCCTTCTTTGAGTGTTTCATATCCTTCCATCAATAATTGAGAAACCGTTACATTTCGTTTTTTGGCTTCTTTCTTTATTTCCTCTCTTTTAGCTTTTTCTACACGAATCTGTATCCAAGCATCTTTGGCCATTTTACTTAAACTCCGAATCTACCATAATTTGTGTCAAACAGGCAGTTAAGTTTATTTCTTGATCTGCTACGAAAGCTGCTTTGTACTGATAATCTGCAATATCGAGTACTAAGCGAGCAGGACTCTTAACCTCAGGGAGCAGTATATCATATATCTGCCTAAATATAGCCTGAGGGTCTGTGTCTACATTGTTTGCTACCCATTGCCTCATCTTACGCCAATCTTTCTCCCTTAGACCCTCAATAAGGGCCTTAGCATTAACTTCCTGGAAGTTGGATAGTATGCCTTCATCAATATTCCCGCCTACAGAGTAACGCTGTAACTCGTTTATAACCCTTCTATAATCGGGAAAATGTTTGTTTAGGAGCTCAGCGAGCACCCTCTGATTGTACTCTACATTCTCATTATTAAGTATATACTCCATCCTTTTAAGGAACTTAGAGGCTAATACAGGGCGATCTGAGGGTGCTAATTTGAAGTCTATTACTGTTGTTCTACTGTGCAACGGGTCTATAAGCCTATTGGAATAGTTACATGTAAATATAAACCTACAATTCTCAGCAAACTGTTCTATGAACCCTCTAAGGGCTGGCTGGACACTATCTCTGTTCATATAGTCCGCCTCATCTAGTATAACAACCTTAGTCTTACCCTCAAACGATACTGCTGACGCAAACTGCTTAATCTTAGTTCTGAGGGTATCTATTTGCCTACCTTCATCACTACCATTAATAACAATGTAATCACAATTCAGTTCATTACATAAAGCGCGTGCAATAGTTGTTTTACCTGTGCCTGCTGTTCCACTCAATAACAGATTAGGAACTTCTCCCTTTGCTATAAATTGTTGAAACTGTTTCTTTACACTCTCAGGCAAGATACAATCTTCTATTAGCATGGGTCTATACTTTTCTACCCATAAAAATTGTTGTGGTGTTGTCATACTATCTCCCTAATTATTTGGCGAACTTTTTTTGCTCCAAAATGTCGGCCATTTTTTCCGAGGGTCAAAAGGTCTAGGATAATTTCTCCTTAACATCTGTCGTTTCTGAGAAATCAAGTTCTATGTGCTTACCTTCGTCACCTTCATACTTACTAGGCCATCCATAAGCCTTAACATTGTCTAGTACATTTTCAGGTGCACTAAGTTCATAAGGATCGCCTTCCATGTTGTCTTGGAAACCTTCTTCAACAAATTCTTGTATAACATTGCCATTATCAATAATAGCTGCATATCTCCAAGAACGAATTCCAAATCCTAAATTGTCCTTACGAACATCCATTCCCATCTTGATAGTAAACTCTGCACTACCATCAGGAATAACTTTGACATTTATAATATTGTTAGCCAATGTCCACTCTTTACAAACAAAAGTATCATTAACTGTAACGCAATAAATATCATCAATACCTGCATCTCTAAATTGAGAATACAGTTCCTCATACCCAGGTAATTGCTGGGTAGAACATGTAGGTGTAAATGCACCAGGCAAACCAAATACAACGACACGCTTGCCATCGAATAATTGTTCCTTTGTCATAGACACCCATCTATCTTCTCCTGAACTTAAGGTTAAAAGTTTCTTTACCTCAAAATCAGGAACCACTGGTGTTAAACTAGCCATTATCTTCCTCCAAATTGAAAGGATCTAGTTCCCCTTTCATTACTTTTCTAACCAAATTAATTGCAGGGTTAGGTCTTGTAAATATGTATTCTACCGTCTCCCCTTCCTTATTAAGTTCTACAATCCATCCATTGGTTGCCTCACGGATTGTGACTTCTAACATATCTTCATTCATGTTAGTCTCCTATATTGTGGAAGAACGCTCAAGCGCCAACCAATACTTTAAGTTACCTTTGCTACTCTCCAAGAACATAAACT